TGCATATGTGTTCTGTGCCTTCACACCTGTTCCAAGTCTATACACAAACACCTTGACCGCATTCATGAAGATTTCACGCAAAGGCTTCATTTCATCATCAGTGTAAGAATAACCAAATAACTTGAAGCAGTTCTTTTGGAAATCACCCTTTTCCACTGTGATGACAGCACCTTCCTGACCCCATTTCAAAGCCATGGGAATTGCAACAATACCCCTGTCAGACAGTTCTGCACTTGCGGAAGCTGCACTGATTACATTGATATAGCTGCCAGGAAGAATTTTGTTTTGTGTTACAAAAGTACCACCGCCCAGTGCCATATTATTTCACCTTACCTTTCATATATTTTTCTACCCTGGAAACCACTTCTTCAAGTGTGCATTCTTCATCATCTTCCAGGATAGTGTTCAACAAGTCTTTATGACCGCTGAACTTTTTGGACTTGACAAGCTGTTCTTTTGAAAACTTAACTTCAAAATTATCAGCTTTCTTTGTTTCTTTGACTTCTTTTGCCATTCCACACCATCCTTTCATTATCTCAAATCCGATTTTTGAATTACTTCTTCCATCAGGTCTGCATCTTCAACCTTATAAACAAACAAGTTGAAGTTCACAAGGAAGTTCAGAACACCATCCACCAATTCACCACGCATGTTTGTACCCCTGACCAAGCTTTCCTTGATGGATTCATCAGGAAGTGTTTCCTTGATTTTGATAGTTTCCAATGCAAGATATAGCTTTTCAAGAACCGTATTACATTCAGCTTTTGGTTCTTTGGATGCAGGGAAGTACAGGATGGAAAATAAGTTGTTTCGGAAATACCTGTTTCCAATAACCTGATTATTGATGGGATTCACACACATAACAGAAAAACAGGGTTCTTTCAAACCCTGGTTCTTCAATTCAGTATAGATTTCATACCCATCCCCAAATGATTCATTTAATTTTTCACATATACCATCAATAATTTTGTTTATCATTTGAACACTTCCCCCAGGTACTTAATCAATTTGTTTTCAATTACTCTTGGTGCATCAGCTTCAAGTTCTTGTTCTGAAATAGTCAGCATGAATTTTCCTTCAACCCACCCCTTGTGATTTGCAGTTCTGTGACCAAATTCAACATATGATGCATAATGAACAGGATTGATGACTTCAATGACATAATCACTACCAATCTTCTTAATAGCAAGTGAATTGGCATATATGACTGCATCAGTACCTTTACCGCTTCCGTTTGCAGCTTCTGCTTCGGTTTTGGATGTCCAACCCCTTCGCAATGTACCGCCTTTTTTGACCACTTGCCTTTTAACCTTGCCTTTGTTCTTTCCGCTTTTGTATCGAACAGCTTCACCTGTTTCATCACGCATAATTGATTTTCCGTATTCACCAACAGGTGTTCTTTTGATGACTTTGGCAAGAAGCCTTGCAGCAAGTTCCTTTGCAGTCTGTTCAATGAAGATTTGAATTTGTTCATCACTTAACTGCTTTAACTTATCCCTGAACTGTTCAAGACCTTTGATGTTAGCTTTCACACTTCTTGCCATTATGACCACCCATCAAACAATTCAAGAACCACTTCTTGGTGTGAAGGATATATCCCAGGTTGACCGCTGTTTTTATATTCAGTTATCCTACCTTGATGCTCAACAACAATCTTTGAACCTGGTTTTATTACGATTTCAGGGGCAATAAATAACTTCACCACCTGTGTAACCATTTCAGCACTTGCGGTTTCTGTGTTGCTCTTAACAGTAGAAAAGGACAATTTACAGGGTTGGTTTTCAATAACGGTAAATTCTTTTTGTCCAGTGGATTTGTTTGCTTTCTTGTATGACCTGTATTCCACAATGGAACATTTATCTCTGTACAGACTTTCAATTGCTTTTCTTACCATCTTAACCGCCTGTAATGGACAAATTGACTTTTACCATTTGTCATCAAATAAGCAATCAACATATCCAGTCTTTGTTCAGGTGTCATGCTTCCATTACCAAAAGCAAAAGTAACATTGGTATCACCTTCCTGAATTTGCTTGACTGCTGCATCAATGTCAATCTCCAACCCCTGTAATTGTCCAATCCCTTTCTTTGCAAATAAAAATTCGCCAACCACCATCTGTGAAGCAACTTTCTTCAATCCGCAAGGAACACTTGAAACATTGCATTCATTTTTGATGCTGTTTTCTACCTTCTGAATACAGAAGCCAAGAAGCCAATCATCACCATCTTGAAGTTCATACCCAAATGATTGAAGCAGCTTCCCAACATCATAAACAAAGGATGCACCAAGGCTTGATATGTTCTGTATTGTCTGAATTAAAACTTCCAATCTTTCAGATATATCAGCCATTGGTCAACACCCCTTTCATTATTCTGCCTGTACAGTTCCAACAACTGTGCTTGCAACCTGTCCTTTTCCACGCTGCTGATAATAAGCAGTGATTGTTGCCTGGTCACCGTTTCCACCAACTGCTTTGACTTTCACCTTGTTCTTTGCTGTGATACCAACAATCTGAATGTGGGTGTCATCAGAAGAAGTTGCTTCAACAATCGTTCCACCAGTGGGAAGTGTCCAGGTCAGTTCCATTTCTTCATCTGCATCAATGTCAAAGGCATCAGGTGCAGTTGCAGTAGCAGAAGCATTTGCATACACATGGACTTTGAATTCCATGTCATCACTGTCATCTGCATTTGCCTTTGTACCATAAACCTTGATTGTTGCTTCACCTGTTTTGTCATCCGCTGCTGTGATGGTGATTGTTTGGTCAGTTACCGAAACCGCAACATTATCTTCATCAGATGAAACAGCAGTCACTGTTGGTGCAGCAACATTTGCTTTGATTTTAACCGTTACAGTGCTTGAAACATCAGGTGAACTTGTGGACTTAACCATCTGAATATCACGCTGCTGTTCAAGCACAACTTTTCTTTTTGCTACCGTAACAGGTATTTTGCAATAGGTGTCAGCAAAATCTGTGTCTGTCGGTTCAAACTTCACTGTTATGTCACAAACACCTTCCGCAACAGGAACAATGGTGAATGCACCGTTTGAATTCGTTACAGTTGCAACATCAGTATTGCTTGATGTTCCTGTGAACACACCTGCACTTGGATTTGCAGCAGTGATTGTCACCACTTTGTTTGATTCATCCAGGTATATTGTCACAGGGTCATAACCGTCAAGGTCAACGAATGGTTTATAACCACCGTCAACATCAGCGGTAATGCTGAATGTTGCAATGACTTCTTCAAGGGTCATTTTCTTGTACATTGCAGGAAGGGTTGCGATTCCTTCACCTACATCTGTTATGGTAACCACACCGTTTGCATCCACGCTGATTGACACAAGCGGATATTTGTTTGATGCATTCTTTGCAGAAGCATAAACACGATTTTCAATAACAATGAACATCAATACAACCCCCTTTCACTGAATTTGACAGCTTTTCATTAACCATTGGAAATGATTCTTGCAATTGCAATGTTCTTCGGATTTCCTGCAATTATCCAGTTGGAAGAACCACTTGCACCTGCACCAAGCTGTGCATCAGTAGGGGATGCAGTGTAAGGATTCGGTTTCACGAAAGTGAACCCATTCGGATGATAGGTTTCACGAATTCTTGTGATAAGTTCATTGTAACCGCCATCCTTCTTTGCTTCTCTTGCGATTTCAACAGGTGTGTCCACAGGGGCAGGGGCATACTGAATTGCACCGTTACCAAACAGGTAAGTGGTGTATTCTTTTGCACCTGATGCACTTGCACTGTCAGCAACAGGAACACCATCATCAATCAGAACAGTCAGACCATTGTAATCTGCAAGTCTTAACTGTCTTTGAACACCCATGGGGTCTGTGTACTTGCGGTATTCAAGAAGTTCAAGTCCTGCCAGTCCATTTGCAACCTTACTGTGCATGATTGCAAGGCTGAATTCGTTGAAAGCATCACCAACAGCCTTCTGAATAGCATCACCTGCTGTGGTTGCACCAACCTTGTTGCTTGTTCCAACAGTGTCAGTTGCAGTTGCAATGCTGAAAGTGTGGTTCTGCCATTCATCCCAAACGGAATCACCATCATCAGCAATGTTGAAGATACCGTTCAGGATTGCCAGGATGACCTTCTGTCTGTACTTCGCCCAGTATCTTGCCACCTGTGAAGTGATTTGCTTCATGGGGTCAGCACCGCTGTTGAAGTCACGAATGAAATCTCTGTCCTTCCAACCTTTTGCCCTACCGTAAACAATACCGCTTTGGGATTTACCTGTTACTTCTTCGGTTGAAATGTCTGCATCACCGTCATAGTTGTCAGGTGTTCCACCAATCACCGAATAGAAGGGGATGGTGTAATAATCTGAACCATTGGAAATAAGCTGTTTAATTCTGTCATTCGCCTGAACAGCACCACTTTCAAGCAAAGCTGTCAATGTGGGGTCTTTTTCATTCTGCCAATTGAGCAGGAAAAGTTCAGGGTCAAAGGGGAAATTCAAATAAGTTGCCATAATTGTTTACCTACCTTTCAAAATTTAATAGTTCTTTCCAGTTCTCATTATCGTTTTTGAACTGGATTTGTTCTTCTGTGCTTAATTTAAGGAACTTGTCAAGGGTCATGCTGTCATTATCGTCATCATTGCCCGATTCACCTGGTTTCGCACCCTTGAAGCTTGGTTTCTTTTCGGTTTCAAAAAGGAACTTGGAATCTTCTGCACTTTGCAGCTTCTTTATTTGGTCAGCCAATCCTTTGATTGTTCCATCTTCAAGAAGTTCCGCATTTTCAAGGTCAAGTAATGCTTTGACTGCCTTGACATTCTTTGCTTTTGCTTCCGTAAGTGCAGAAGCAATTGCAGTGTCAATCTTCAACTGTTTGATTTCAGCAGCATGTGCTTCATCTTTTGCTTTATTTTCAGCTTGAAGGGTTTCAATTTGCTTCTTCATAGCTTCCACATCACCAGTGGAATTTTTCAAGGATTCAAGTTGTCCTTCCAATGTAGCTTTTGCAGCTTCAAGGTTCTTCTTTTCAGTATTCACTTCATCAAACCTTGCCTTTGGAATAAACCCCTTCAATTCTTCCGCAGAAGCATCAGCAACCTTCTTTGCAGTTTCTTCATCAAGTCCTAATTTCACCAAATCTTCTTTTTTCATAGTTTTCACCATATCCTTTCAAATTCATTTTTGACCTGGTTCAGTCCAGTATTATTTGTCTTGTTCTTTTTCGCCTTCAATACCAAAAAGGCGGTTTCTTCACTTCAATGAATCAATCTTTGCTTGAATCATATCAATGTAATTTTCATCATCTGATACCCTGATATGACTTTCTAACAACCAAACACTGTTGGTCTTGGGAAGTAGTTTTCTTTCTACATTCCGCTTTACCACAAAAGCAATTTCACGCTGCTGCACATGGGTGTGTTTGCTGAAATCAAGTGGGTCAAAAACAATGTATGATTCATTAAAGCGGGATTTCTTGATTTTCAGCAACGAATCACCTTCTTTTCAGAACATCCCTGAAAAAGTGACCCTCTAAAATCCGTTTTAAGCCACTTAAAAAAGTTTTTAGGGATAATAGTACCCCCAAATTATCACTATTTCATCACAATCACCCCTTAAAATTGACATAGAAAAAGCACCCTTATTCAGGATGCTTCATCAGTAGAAACACTCATTCTAACTGTCAAGTTGTTCAAAAGCTTCTTCAACAGTTGACATTCGGATGCTGTCACCATGTACAAAAATCAGCAGGGGAACACCAGTGAAAGAAACATCTTCACCTTTGAACACTGGTTCATAAGCATCAAATTCCTTCCACTTTCCAATGTACAGAACATCATCATAACCCTGTTTCTTTGCAAAGGCTTTTACTTTTTCAATTTCCATCACTTCACCCCTTCCATGATATAGTTCACCACATCAAGGTTGAACTGTTTATCATCAATTCTTAAAATCTTTGGTGGTGTGGAAACCTTGACCCCACCAATTGACATTGTAAACTTCAACCTGCCAAGGTATGCATTGATTTGTTTCCCAGTGTAAGTCTGCCCTGTTTGTGGGTCATATAATCTTAAAGCACCTTGTTCATCCCTGTCCATTGAAATAATATGACCTGACCTGCTTCTTCCTTTCCAAGAAAATTGAAGCGTGTACCTTTTCTGTGTTTCAACTGTCTTTTCAATGAAATCATAAAACTTCTTCACAGTATTTGCAGCTTCATCAAAGATATAAGCAGGGTGTTTACCAGTTGCAGGGTCAATCCATGCCATATTTGTTTGCCTGGAAAGCTTATCAAGCATTGAACCCTTTGTATTCGGTAAGGTCTGAACATTGTAACCACGCAACCTTGCTTCATAGGTAACAACACAACTTTGACAGTTTATCTGATACCCATGACTTTGTTTGAAGTTCGGATTTGGTTTTCCACCATTTGCTTCATCCCTGGTCATCATCTTACCACGCTTCACACCTGCAATTTCTTTGGGGTCTGCATTCTTGACCTTTGCCAGTTCAATCTGCAATTGCTTGATTTCTTCTTCCAGTGCTTTTTTCCGTTCAGCCAGGTTGACCAATTTGCTTTCAGTATCACTTATATTATATGTCTTTTGCCATGACTTCCAATCAAAATATTCATCATATTTTTTTAGGTCATTTTGAAGCTTGAACTTTTCATCTGAAAGCTTGTAATACTGTGAATTGGTTTCATCAATATCAAAGGTTTTCTTCCAGGCTTTCCATTCATCATATGCTTTTGAACCTCTTTCAGGTCTTTGATAAAACTTGTCAAGGTCTTTACTATAATCAGAAAGGTTGCTTTCAATGTCTTTGATTTTATCCTTTACAGCTTTGGACTTCTCACGAATGACTGTTTCACCCTGTTGTTCAAAGTCCTTGAACTTCGGTTCATTGTACCTTTTCTTTTCATCGGTGAGCTTCTTGATGTCATCATCAACTGTGGTCAACTCTGTTTTCTTGCTTGAAATAGCATCTTCCACATCTTTGACAGTAGAAAGATTTGGTTTCAAGTCTTTCTTTGAACCATCTTCAACAAAGGTCTTTTCCCATTCCTTATAATTCAACCTGCTGTCAACATAATAGGTCTTACCATCTTCACCCCTTGCTGCCCTTTCTGTGAAGTTATCATCAAAATAGGGAACAGTGGTTGTTCTGCACCAAGGGTGAAAGGGTGGGGCAGTGACACCTGGTTCAAAGTTCTTCATGTCAAAAACCTTTCCATCAAGTTCCCTGCAAATTTCTGATGTACTGCTGTCCAGGGTTGCAACAATTTCAAACTTTTCAACATCCAGTGCATTGAATGCATCCTTCTGTGACTGTGATGAAAAATAAGCTGATTCAGTCATGACCAATCTTCCTGCTTGACCCATGGATGACTTCATTTTCTTTGCAATAGCTTTGATTGCATCATCAGGTGCTTTTCCAAGCATAAATGTTCTTGTAAGCTGTGTTTGAATCTCATTGATAAGGGAAGTCTTATTTGACCATATTCTTTCACTGAAATTCTTCCCATCAGTTGCCCATGGTTTTGAAATTAACCTTTCAAGTGTTCGGTCATCAACTGCTGCAATATCCCATCCAATATTGAAACCCTTTTGAATCTCATATACTGTATGGTAATAGTTATGCAGGTAATTCTTTTTAAGCAGCTTGTCAACTTCATCAACCTGACCACCAAACAACTTTTCAATGGTCTGCTGTGTTTCAATTCTCAAAGCTTCAAGCCTGGAAATATGAAACCTTGCTGATGCATTTTCAAGTTCCTTCATCCACATGGGGTTCAGTGCATTTTGTTCACCATACTTAATGAATTCCTTTACATCCCATTTGAATTCAGCCAGTTCACCAGATGTCAGCAACTTCCTTGCTTCTGCCATTGTGATTTGGTTGTTCTTTGCAAACCTTTGATACCAGGTTGAAATCTGCCTTTCAATTTCCCTTTCTGCTGCAATATATTGTTCCTGAATAGTGTTGAAAGTAGAAATAGCATTCTTATTGGATGCAGCTTCAAGCTGTTCAAACCGTATCTTCCAATAAGCACTATTCTTCATCTACAACACCACCTTCACCAGGGTAAGGCTTGAAGGCATTCTGATATTCTGCCATTGCAGCTTCTTTTTCAGCTTTCTTCCTTTCCAGTTCAGCTTGTGGGTCATCAACCCAAGGATGCTGTGATACAAGGGTTTCATCAGAAAGAATTCCAATTGATTTGTTGATGTTTTCAATGACTTCTGCTTCATTCATCAACATGTCACGATTGAATATAATTTCAACTGGTTCATCCTCAAAGTCACCAAGACCAGTGTTTGCAAAATGACAATTGATAAACCAAAGTAATTCTTCAAATGCAGCTTGATATTCGGTTTCCATTTCATTTGCATCCAAGTCAATATCAGAATACATTGATTGAATATTCATCTGATTTGGTTCACCTGAAAGTCTGTCATCCTTTGCATCATAACCCATTGCATTTTCAATAATTGCTTTCTTGAATATCTCAATAATTGCCTTGTAGTTTTCAGCATTCACTTCAACCTGCAATGTTTTCAGGTCACCTGCTGCACCATCAACTGTTTTGACTTTAACTGCACCATAGGTTGCCAGGTTCTTTCTGAATTCACCAAGTTTTTCACCATCATAGTTCACTAAAACAAGAATGGTGTTCCTTGCATCTTCTTCCATATTGTTTTGGAAGTTGGAAAGGATAATATTCAAGCCATCCTGCAAAGATTTCACATTCTTGATAAGTGGTATTTCCTCACTGTTGTATTTGAAGGGAATCAGCGGAATTCTTGACCAGTTCCATCCTTGGTCATTGCCTTCATGGTCAGTGGTGGTGAAGTAATTTGCAAAGAAGGGATTGTCAGGAACAAGCCTTCCATCTTCCAGGGTGAAGTAATGAATTCCATTTTCATCATAGACTTCAACTTTTTCAATAGTCTTTTCCTGGTCACCTTCATAAGCAATGACTTCATATATCCTGATTGCATAATCAAGGATGGTGTGGTCTACATCACGCCACCCAGGGATGATTTCATAAGCTTTGAACTTCTTTAAGGTGAATTCACCATGTTCATTATAGTAAACATACAACCATCCAATGCCTTCATTCAGTGAATCTTTACCCAGGTTCTTCATCAACCGCATAAACCGCTTATTGAATATCTGTGTCAACAGCTTATCATAAATTTCATTTTCTGTTCTGATTGCTATTGGTTGACCAAGCAGGTAATTTGTCTTTTGATTGACCATCTTCTTGTACTGGTTATCAACAATCCTGTTATTTGGAAGGTTGTCAATTTCGGTCAATTCACCACCTTCACCAATAACAGTCCTTTTTCTTTTCAGGATGTCATGGTTACCTGCAAAGTACCTTTCACCATCAAACATTTCTTTTCTTCTTCGACTTGCCTTGAACCGCTGAATTTCAAGTTCAATGAACCGTTCATCAGTAATCACTGTTTCAGCACCCATTCTGATGATGTTGTTCACTCTTTCAGTTTCAGATTGAAAAAAGTTAAACACGATTCATTCACCCCCTTTCATTACCTCATATATGATAACACCAAGAAATACAATGTTTTCAAAGTGTTTTGTTACTATCATGTTACTAATCAAAAGAAAAAGACTTCCCTTTGACAAATTCTTCAAGGGCATATCTCATTGCATCCATCAAGTGGTTAAAGTCATCAATAGGGATGTTCAACTTCTTTCCAAACTTATCTGTATCCCAGGTATAGTTGCTTATTTCAGTGATGAAGTTTACACACCTTGGGTGAATGATAATTTTGAAGTCCTGGATAAAGTCAATTCCATTATTCACACTGTCTTTTCCTTTTCTTGCAGCAGTGATGTTTGAAAGACCAATATCACGCAACCTGTCAATTGACTTCGGTTCTGCTGAATCTGCTCTGATTCGTTCCTTTCGGTATCCCATATTTGTGACTTCCTTTGCAATTGCTTCATTAGACATACCTTTTTTATACATTTCGTCAAACACATAAATGACCTTGCCTTTTAAGTCAATCATTCCGCACCATAGGGCAGAAGGGTCATTGGTATATCCAAAGTCAAGACCAAATGCTGACTTTATCCCTGGAATTCGCTTAATTTCTTCCAGGTCAAAAACTTTTTCTTCCCAATTTTCAAAGACAAGACCATCAACAATTCCCCATTCACCAAGACCTGCAACACTGTATCTTCTTGGGTTGTTTTTCTTCATGGTTTCAAAGACTTTTCTGTCTGCTTCATCAAGGAATTCATTCATTAAGTAATTGGTTGTTATTGCAAGAATGTCAGGGTCAGGTGGTGCATCAAAGAACCGCTTTTTTATCCAATGGTGTTCATTCCATGGGTTAAATGTCAATGTAATTTGTTTGAACAAACCTTCTGAAACTTCACCACGAATAGATTCATCAAGCATATCAAAATCAGATTCTTTCATGATTTCATATGCTTCTTCAATCCACATCCAACAAAGTGAACCAACTTCAACAGTGATGGAAGTGACTTTCAATGGGTCATCAAGACCCCTGAAATATATCTTTTGCCCAGTGGGAAGATAGGTCATTTCAAGCGGTGATTCAGTGATTTTCCAAAAGTCCTGAACACACAACCTGTTAATTGCCCATTTCAATTCTGTAAAGCAGGAATCTTTCAATGTTCGGAATGTTTTTCTGATGACCAGGGTGTTTGCATCAGGATATTTCATCATGTTGGTAATATACCAAAGTGCAGCAGTCTTTGATTTCTTGCTTGCTCTTGAACCCTTTACAATTCGGTATCTGCCTTTGAAATGCCAAAATCTATTGTATTTCTTACCAACAACTTTCTTCAAGGAAATATTCAACTTGGTCATGGTTTCACCGCCTTTTTATAGGTGCAATAAATGCAATCAGTCATCATCTTCATTGTCCATGTCATCCTGGATGACCACTGGAATTACACCTTCAAACTTAATTTTGTCATCAGGCTTGAATCCTGCCCTATCAAGTATATCTTTTGCAACCATGTACCTGACCATTTCGCTTTTAGCATTTAAAAGATTCGTATGTGTTCTGAAAGCTTTTGCAGCAAGTGACTGAATGCTTATTCTAACAAGTGCATCCAGTTCACTCATAAATTCTTTATCCTTTTTCCATGTGCAGATTGTCTTTTCAGTAATGTTAATCTGTTTTGCAATTTGCTTCTGTGTTAATTCACCTGATGCCATTAGTTCAATGCACTTTTTTTGTTTTGAACTTAACATTCAATCACCCCCTTTTATTAACATTCATTTACTATTTTGCTTTCATCATGTGGTATGAAGTATCATTTTTATGCTGCTCTGTATGACAATCATGACATAAACACATTCCGTTCTTAATATCAATCCTTCCTTGTGGGTAATCTGCCCATTTAATAATGTGATGTGCTTCAAGTCTATTTGTCGAACCACATAATTCACATTTACCTTTTGAGATTATTTTATTTGTCCATTCCTTAACTCTTGTATCATTTCTATCAAATGGATATAAATTTTCATCTGATAAAAGTATTTTTACAAAATCGGAAGGAAGCATTGCTTTTAGAATTAGTAAAGCTGCTTGTTTTCTATAAATTGAATAATCACCAATTAAAATTGCAACTGAATCAACAATCAATTTACTTTTATTCATATACAACACCGCCTTTCAATCAAAATAAAAAATAGCAGCAATTCACTTGCTGCTATTTCTTCAAGTTTAATTGAACCATATATTAACAGTGACATTCAAGGACATTCTATGTCATCTTTTTGGAATAACTACATTTTGTAATGCTGCTGAATGTATTCTATGTATCTGTTTAATAGAATAGTTCATAATTTCAGCAGTCTTTTCCCAGGTTAAAAATTCAATATACCTGCATCTTAACACAAGCCTTTGGTCAGGACTTTTCACCGCTTCAATAACATCATGAATTTCCTTTTTCAAATCAACAAAGTGGTCTATTTCATCATTGATTTGCTTTTCAAGGTCAACAATTTTTGCAATGATATTTGAAATTCTATCCCCTGGAAGCTTGCCCCCTTGAACTCTTTCCTTTGAAAAATCTGTACTTGGAACACTTGTTGAAAGAAGCTTTAACTGTTCAAGTTCTTTTATGTGACTTTTTATCATTTCATTCAAGCGGTAAGCTTGCCTTAAATATTGCTTTGCTGTCATATAATCACCCTTTCTTTCATCTGTTACACTTAAATGTTACGGTTGTACTTTTCATGTGTAACACTCTAAAAAGTCAGCAATATCAATGGTTTTAAGGGTCTTGTGTTACACATGTTACAGTTATACTTCTTATATTCTTATTTTTTAAGAAATCAATAAATTTTAATGATTATAAAAAATGCTATATCGTCAATAAGTTAAAAACAACCGTAACAAGTGTAACATCTGTAACAATCCACTGTT